GTAAAAATGAAAAAAGAATGCAACACTTTACATATATATAGCGTATAATAGTAGTGTAGGACAAAGATGTCTTACAAAAATTTTATTTATTTAGGAGGTCAGTATGACAGATTTATTTGATTTAATGTTTAAAGAATGGAGCCGACCTGTAAAAGAGGCTAATGGTTACACCGTTGTAAAAAGTGATAGTGGATATGTATTGGTCATCAATGCTCGAGGCGAAACAAAGATAGAGTTGATTAATTTTACAAACAAAGTAGGATATCAATTTTATGTAGGGGACTTGAACGGCAAGTTAACGGATGTTGATTATTCACTTAAAGACGGTTTTTTGTATGTAGACATTAAACTCAAACAAGAGAAACCCAAAGTTAAGATTCAATATAAAGAATAAAAAACAGGAAGGTGGTTGCCATTAAAGATTTTGAACTTAAAGACGCAGGCAATATTGTCAAGAAGCGTTCTAATAAAAAGTTACAAGAAGAAGCAGTTAAGCGGATTAAGGATACGGGCAATGTGACACCTTCCGATTATTTACAAGTTACGAATCCTAAGAAGAAAAGTAATTTAGTAAAAGAAGTTGAACCTGAGCTTGTTAAAGCAAAAGAAGAAAACCAATTAGGCGTACCGAGTACCTTTTACAAATTAACACCGCAAGAACAAAGCATGTTAATGTTTTACTTAAGCAGTGACTTTGTGCACCCGATTACAAACAAACGTACCCATATGAATGTATTACAGTCTTACATTGCATCTTATGTAGATGACGATGAAATAAGTAAGATATGGGAAGTGATTGAAACACCGAATGGAGAAACAAAATTAGGAAAGATTAAGAATTATAAAAAGCATACCGAGTTACAAGCACACGCCATCCAAAGATTTAATCAAAATCCATTAATGATAGAAACGTGGAATGATTTAGTAAGAATGAGTTTTGGAGCAGAACCTGCACAAATGATTAAGACTGCCATTATGAAAGACGCATTATATTCAGAAGAAACGCATGATAGAAATGCTAACCGTAAAATGGCAATCGAGATATTAGGTATGAAAGAAGAAACTCAAAACCAATCTGTTAACATATTCTTAGACGGGGGCGGTAAAGAACTCGCTCAAGTATTTAGTAAAGATGAATATGTAGTCACAATGGATGACTTGGAAGTGGATTAATGGCAAAGCGTAAAATTCACACGGAGAGAGATAAACCTAAATATGGTGAGGGGACATTTACACAACCTAAGGTAAAACGGATGGTTGAGTATGTAACAAGCCGTGAAGGATGGATTGTCGAAATCGAAGGTGGTAAACGTGGGTCTAAGGATGTTACGGGGATATATGCATGGGCACAGTTTCTCATGATAACCCCTGACAGAGAACACTTAGTATTAGGTAGAACCTTAGAACATGCGATTGTAACGGTGCTTAAAGCTCAAGGGTTTGGATTGTATTACACCATACCTTCTGGAGAGTTTACAAGAGAAAGTATATCAGGTGGGGCAACACGAGGTGTTTTTAAATTCACGGATGCCTACGGAGTAGACAAGATTGTTTACTTTTACGGGAATGAAAAAGCACAGGACTACGCAAAATTTAAAGGGTTCTCTCTCGGGTCTGTATATATCAATGAGGCAAACGAGCAACACATCAACGGCATTCGTGAAGCTAAAGAGCGTACAAACGCCTCGCAACGTCCTCGTATATTGATAACACAAAACCCAAAGTCAGCATCGCATATATTCTATACGGATTTCGAGAAGCCACTAATTTATAACGAAGAAGAAAATTTACTAATACGGGAAATCAAAAGACGGTTTGCCGATACGTTCGAAGAAATGAAAACAGAGATGTTAGAAACCATGGAAAACGAACGCAAGAAAATAGTAAAAGAATTCTTACAGCGTAGGAATGTGCATTCTGCTAAACTATTACCATCCAGCGAATTTAAGAAATTAACCGAACGTGTTAGAGATTTAAAAGAGTCCTGGAATAAAAAGATACGAAGTTTACAAGTTAAAGATATTACGGATGAATATAACGACCCGCATAACGCTTTGTTCCAAAAGATGGTAGGAGCGTCAATGCAGTTAATTATGAATTACGTAGATTATTATGATAACCCTAACGAAGTAAAAAACGGATTAGAGTTTGCATACTTTCATTTTACACATGATGACAACCCTGCGATGACTGATGCAGATAGAAGTCGTATTGATAGAACGTATGATACAACCTCACCGACTTACCAAAGAGATATTAGAGGATTAAGAGCTACGGTTGATAATGCTATTTGGTCAACGTTTAATGATAGTAATATATACAATTATGAAATTCCTGAAGACAGTGTCAAGTACAGAGTTTTTGGGGCAGACTTAGGGTATGACCACCCATTTGGAGTGGTTGAAGCATTAATATTACATGACAACACAGTGATGATACATGATGAATTATTTGTGATACCGTCTAGAGAAAGAGAAAAAGCAAACAACGTAGAATATATTAAGCTTTTGAAAGCGTTCATCGAACAGCGTTACGAGGGTGAATATATGCATATTCGCATTGACCCCAGTGCCAAAGGCTTTATCAACCAAGCACTCAGTAGCGGATTGATAGCCGTTAAAGCAAAAAACCGTGTTAGGAACTATAAACCCATAAAGCAAAAAACCGTGTTAGGAACTATAAACCCAGTGAAACCAGTGAGGCTGACCATAGTGAAGACAGAAAAATATCAGGGATTAATTTAGTTCGTGAAGGTTTCAGATTAGGTAAAATAAAAGTACATAAACGTTGTGAAAATTTAATAAAACAAATACAAGGTTATGCATTTGATGATAAAAAGTTATCATTAGGTGTGGAAGCCCCAATAAAAATCAATGACGACCTTAACGATGCATTGCGTTATGTTATTAACAGTGAAATCGGTTATGTGTCACAAACAGTATTGGGAGAAAAAGTATCCGAAAAACAAGACCCAATCGATTTCCAAAACAGCGTCACCAGACAAATCATTGACGCTTTCAAAGGAAACAAAAACAACAACGATAGTGGATACTTATTCTAACGATTACGTTGGTACAAGACAATATCAACAAAGCTTAACAGACTTAGCTAAACAAATGACATTAGGACAAAGTCGTTTCAAGCTCGGTGATGTATTTACAAATACTCAACTTGATTTAGGTTTTGGAACTCACGACCCTGCGATTGAGTCACTATATCCTCAAGCAAGAACGTTAACTTGGAACTTGCAACGTATCGAAGCAGTGATGCGTGCTGACCCATTCTTTGTTAGAGCGTTAGAGTATCGCTCAAGTAAACCCATTATTAAAGGCATTGATATAAGTAGTAGTGAGATATCTGCTGAAGAAATACATCAATTTAATCGATTAATTACAACTAAACTTAACCCTGGAATCCGTGAAGCAATCTTTGAAGCGGATGCATTTGGATGGAGTGGAGCACTTATTGTAATTGACGGTCAGATGAACAAGCGTAAGTTAATGACACCACTTAGACCTGAAGAAATCCGTAAAGGTAAGTTTTTAGGACTTAAGCCGTTAACACGGTGGTATCAAATAAATCCTACACAGGAGATGATAACAAAGCTTGGAAAAGAAAGCGAGATATACGACCCAAGAGATTTGGGTACACCATTATATTACAACGTGTCATTTGATGGAGATAAGGGAAACATGTATAAGATACACCGCAGTCGATTACTTATCACATCCAGAAACAGACTTAGTTACATCGAAAAGAAAGTCGAACATTATGGTGGTACTTCACTCCTTGAGCAAGCCTTTGAGAGTCTTAGTAGATATCATGCGTTAGTCGCACAGATACATAGAATATTACAGAAATCAGTAATACCTGTACTTAAAATGGAAGAACTTGCGAGTTCTGCCTTACAAACTAAAGCGGGTCAAAAACTCGTTGAGAAGAAAATAGAGATGATGCGTGATAACCTGTCATCCAATAACTTATTTGTTATAGGTGAGGGTGATGACATATCGTTTGAGGAAGCTAGTATTGTCGGTCTGGCTGACCAACTCAAACAAGCTCGGTTACAGCTTTCATCAGCATTAAACACACCTCCAAGTATATTATTCCATGAAATGGAAGGGGAGAAGATAAATCAAGAGTATTATGATTTTGTCAGAAACCGTCAAGAATTCATGGTAAGACCGATGTATGAAAAGCTTCTAGACATTCTGTATCGTTCCGAATTTGGAACAGAGATACCAGAACATACCATATCTTTCAAACCTTTAGAAGACCCAACACTAGAGGAGATTGCGAAAGCAAGAAAGATAAACGTAGAAGCCATTGATTTATTATATCGAATGGGTGTTCTTAACAAGAAAACCGTTATGGACAGTCTTTCAGATATAGATAGCAATCCAACAGATATCTTTAGAAACCTTGACCCAGAGTACTACAGCTTTGTAGAGAACCTGGGAACAGAGGAAGGATATCATACTGACGAAATCCGTTTAGCGATGGCACTCAATCAGGGTGGCGGAGGCTATGGACAGACAAAACAAGGCGGTAGGATTGAAGGAGGCGACCCCAAAACCTCTAGTAAGCCAACACCTGACTTACCTGTAAATAAGGAACGAAAGGAGGGGTAGGATTTGGCAAAATTGAATCGAGGATTTTATACAGTCACTCAGTTATCTGATAACATGTACCTAGACAATGACGGCATGCTCATATGTGAGAATGCAATATTGGGTAAATCAGGAGTACAAAAGTACGCTGGTTATGAACTGGGTTTAGACAGCAATGATATTATCCTTGTAGAAAGACCTGAAGCTGAAGTATTCAGGGACGAGTCATTGTCTTCCTTAAGAGGTAAAACACTTACTCTTAACCATCCAGACGAAGATGTGTCTGCAGACAACCATTCTTACCTTGCAAAGGGGTTTGTACTCGATGTAAGAAGAGATGGTCAATTCATTCGTGGTGATATAAAAATCACAGATAAAGAAACGATTGATTTAATTCTTAGTAAGGAAATGGTAGAGTTATCTCTAGGATACGATACAAAGTTAGAATATAAAGGTTCTAACAGATTAATACAAAAAGAAATAGTTTACAATCATCTTGCTTTAGTTGAGAAGGGGAGAGCTGAAGTAGCGAGAATTGTAGACGGTCAAGTAACGAGAGTTATTGACAAACAATTTGAAGAGGAGGAGAACACATTGGAAAAACAAGGTGTTTTCAGCAAAGTATTAAATGCCCTCGGACTTAAAGCATCTGAAGCAGACGGTCAAACCGTTTATGTAGTTGACGAAGAAGTTAAACCAGTTGAAGAAGAGATGAAAAAAGACATGGATAAAGACGGTGAAAAAGCCGAAGTCCTTACGGACGAAGAAAAAGTTTTATCATCTACGGTCGCAACTGAAGAAACTAAAGACGCAACTACAGGTTCAGGAAACATGAAAGAAATGTCTTCATATGATGAAAAAGAAGATGAAGATAAAGAAGACATGGAAGATGAAAAAGTCAACGTCACCGATGAAGAAGAAGAGGAAGACGAAGACGAAAAAGATGCTAAAGAAGAGGCAAAATCTACAGTCACAGATAGTGACGAAAAAACACAAGAAGGAGAATTAAAAATGGACAAATTCGATGCAGTATTGGAAAAAATGAACAAAATCCAAAACATTGCAGATGAAGACTTCCGTGCACAATTAAAAGATGCATTACTTAAAGAATTAACCGATACTGAGGAAACAGTAAAAGTTACTGACGAAAGTAATGAAGCACTGGAAGATTTCAAAAATGTAAAATTAGAAGACAACAAAATTGAAATGGTTGACTTCGACAAAGAAATTAAAAATTTATATGATTCATTAGACCCACACAATCCTAAATACGAAAGCTACAGTGATTATGTAAAATTCCGTAAAACTTTAGACCGTGAGGCTAATGCATCAGCAATCCAAAATTTAGTGGACGAAGGATTAGGAGGTAACAAATAATGGCATTATTTGCATACGCTAAGAGATTTAGTGAAGTATTAAAACGTGGTGAAGTATACTTCCCAGGGGAAAGTGTTAAGAAATTTGGTTTACAGATTGCAAACATCGAACCTGTTATGGTTGCTGAAGGCGTTACATTTGAGTGGGGCGAATTAATTGTTTTAGACAATGACGGTCGTGCTACTAAAGTTGACGGAGATACTGTTTCTGCTGACATTTATGGTGTTGTACATCGTAATGCTACAGCTACTTACAGTGTATTATCAGAACAAAACTTCCAAATGGCACCTAGACTTACTTTATCAGTATTTAGAGGTGGACGTGATGGAGAAATCGCTGTTCCTTTACAAACCGTAGGCTCTACACCTGCCGTTAAAGGCGGACAAGTTTATGTTCGTATCGCACCTAATGATACTAACACTGCTTTACCTGTTGGTGGTATTGAAACTGAAGCTGTACAAGATGAAACCATTGCTTGGACAGGGGTTACATTTACAGGAAATGCTTACTCACCATTTAAAACAGCGGATGAACACTATACTACAGTTGCGGACGGAGCTACTACTCAAGTAGTTGGCATCCGTTTACCATAAGGAGAGATAAAATATGAATAAAATTAATTTAAGACAAGAGTTTAAACGTAACTCTCGTTCCGATGCAAGTTTAGTAGAAAAACTTTCTGGAAACAATGCTTCTTTTAGAGATGATGCTTCTGCATTGTTCGCTACTAATGCATTTGAAAAAATCGATGTTACCTTAAACAAACCTCGTTATAAATATTTCTATGCTCAAGAAATGCCTATTATCACAGGCGGTGGAGCTATTGAGAGTGTTGCGTTCTTACGTCAAACTTTCTCTAAACCAGACCCACTTAAAATCTTAGCATCAGGAACCACTAACCAAGTATACATGGTAGATGAGAGAGTTCAAAAAATCAACACTCCTATCATTCCATTAATCCTTGGTGCAGAAATGGGTCTTATTGACCAAATGAAATTTGACCAAATCGGATATGACCGTTTCGGTGCTAAACTTGAAGCGGTACAAAGAGATTATCATGAAGCATTAGATGAACTCGCATTCCATGGTCATGTGTTTGAAGACCAACAATACTATGGTCTTTACAACAACCCAGACATTACTAAAACTAATGCAACCGTAAACTGGGAAGACGCTACTATTGAAGACTTATTAGAAGATTTCATGGGTGCAACTATTGGAATTATCAAAGACTTAGAATATGATGTACAAGGGGATTTAGCTCCTAACCACATTTCTATTCCTATTTCTTTATTCCGTGTATTAGCTGTACCTGCAACGATTGGTAACGTAGGTATGCCTGTTTCAAAACTTGAATACTTAACTAACCAATTAAATACGTTTTTAGCATCTTATGGAACTTCAGTAACTTTCTATCCTTCACGTTTCTTAGAAGAAGGACAAGATGATGATGGAGATGCAGGATTAGGTCGTGCCGTTGTTATGTGTCACGATGCTAGTGTATTCCGTATGCCTATTGCTATGCCACTTACTCGTGGTGCAACGGTTAACTTATCCGTATTAGGTATGCAAACTCACTTTGTTGCGTTTGTTGGAGTACCACAATTCATTTTCCCATCAGCTATTCGTTACATCGATAACATAGCAAAAGCTTAGTAATAATTGGATAGAGGAGGGGTGCTTCCTCTCCTCTTTCTTTATTACTACACTATATATATACACTAAAAAGACCCAAAAATTTAAGGAGAATGTAAATGAGTGATATTACTTATAATCAATTTTATTTAAGATTAATCAATCCATATGACCCAGTAATGTGGGATTTTGAACTTCTTTTACAACCCGAAACACCGATTGAAGAAGTTGAATATCCAGACTATACTATTGACGATTTCGTAAATGTACACGGAATCGAATTTTTAGGGTACATTGAACCTGGAAAAACACTCAATCCTTTATTTGAAGCTTTCAAGGGGTTTGCTACTAAAATGGTAAACTACGAGATAGTGGGTCAAGATGTAGATACATGGAAACATTTAGTTTCATTATACATTGGTCATCATTTAGAGATGGCAATGGCAAGACTTAAAAACCAAGCAGATGAAATCGCATTAACACCAGAAAAACCTAAAGATAAAAGAATTACTTATACATTTGGTGAACATGAGAAAACAGAGTATGAGCAAACTAAATATGGGTTTGCATTCTGGTCACTTTATAAAAACTATCTTAAGTTTAGGTTCTGGGGAGTTTATACGCCAAGGGGGTACAATCGGTAATGGCAGAACATTGGGAACAATTTAATGATGGAGCACCCATCTATGATGATAATGGTAATGTATTTGGTTACGAAGATAAACTAATCTGGAATAATGATTACAAACAATACGAGTTAACATTAGACGCTGTAAGAAACAATTTAAATGTAGATTTAGAAATCGCAAGAGGCGATAAAGCAAATGCTAAAGTATTTTTAAAAGAATTATCTTTAATTATTCACGCTTACATTTATAAAAAGAAACCAGCCGTATTAAAAGAAAAGACACAATATTATTTAACTTATAAATTAAGAAACAGACAGGTATTGTATGAAGCCATGCTTGATATGATACGTTATGCTTTCTTTAGTGGTGGTAACGTATTATCTTACCAACCTGGGGTTAACTTAAATGAAACAGGTTTAATTGATATTGAAAATTTAAGAGATGAGCGGATTGTTTCATATGTTACAGACGCTATTTTAAAAACAAATTTCTTAGTAGATAGAAACTTTATTGAAGCATTCATTGTTCCAGAACAACCTTGGTAGGAGGTATAAATGGATAACATATACGGAAACTTATTAAACTATCAACCCATGCCTTTAATTGAAAACTACAAAGGGTTATATTTTAAACAAACTAAAGAAGGCAATCAAAGAACGTATGACAACATTCCTATAGAATTTAATTACTCAGACGGTACGAGTGATAGTTATGTTAAGCGTGGGTTTGATGAAGATTATGTACAACGTATTACAAGATATGAAGGTTTAGAACAATCTTATCGTATTTTCACAACAAACACAATATTAGACTTTCAACCAAGAGATAAAATACAAATTGGTGATAGAACGATGTTTATTATAAAAGTCTTACCTTTATTAAATACCAATGACAATATAAGACAATATAATTTCTCTCCTGACCTATATCGTAGGTTTGCAGTTAAATTAATCTATCTGGAGTAATTATGGCAAATGAATTCACAAATGAATATGTGAAAGACGGTGACGTAAGTTTAAT